AATTTTCCTGTAATATATTTTACAAGAAAAATACCATTTACTAATGGTTTCAAATGTGGTTTTTATCTCAATACTTACAAGAAGTTCAATTCAGTTTATTTTAAAAAGACCATATCTACTATAAAGTTGCTAAAAGGATTATACTATGATATAATACTAGCAGGTGATTTCACTGGTGATGGTAGATTTATTGATGAGTCTATCAATATAGAGGTAATGCCAGTTCAATCAAAGGAAACTTATTTTAAAATACGAGATATATTATCGAATAATTTTGAGATAGATAGTTTTCATTTTTCTGATAAATTATTCAATGATTATTCACTAGATAAGTTTCATTTTCATTTTAAGATCAAATATAGTGGGGATGATACAATAGTTAAGTTTTATCATACACTACCACATAATCCTTATATTAGTTACTATGATAACGAAGAAAATTTTAGATGATTTATATAAGTGGGCATCAATTACAGATTTTCCCCTTAGAAATGAAGTAATAACCTCAAAATATATGGGATATGGTATGAAAATTTGCCATTTAAAGATAGGAAAAAACCGAAAAAGATACCCTAATAAAGAAATATCAAAGACAGTTATGAATATTTTAATGAAGGAGGATATTTACGGTGCTTATTATGTTTATTATCCACCAAGAATGACAGCTACACCTCATGTAGATTATAATCCATACGGTAAAAAGTATTTAAGGATCCAAATTCCAATTAAAATACCAAATAACAACAATAATAATGAATGTTATATTGAATGGATTGAGTGTGGACAGAGAATTTATTGGAAAGAAGGAGAGAGTATGACATTCGATGTCGAGAAACTTCATCAAGGTTCTAACCAATCAGATCAAAGTATGGAATTTTTATATATTGATGTAAATCCAGAAGTAGAACTAGAATAAATAACTAAAAATATCATTATAAATGGCTGATATAAGAAAGACTTTTAATTTTAGAGCTGGTGTACAGGTTGATGACGACGTTTTTATTGTTCGTGGAGAACAGGTCGGTATCGGAACTACAATACCCACGCAGTCCCTAGATGTTCGTGGTAATGCTAAAGTAGTTGGTATACTCACAGCACAAAACACAGACTTCTCTGCGGGTATCTCCACATTTGGTGATGTTAAAATTGGAACAGGAATAACAATTTCTGCATCCTCTGGAATTATAACTGCGACTAGTTTTTCTGGGGATGGTTCACAATTACAAAACGTGCCAACCTCTTCATGGACTCAGTATAATCAACTCGATGATAATGGATTAAGTGTTGTTTCAATTGCCAAATCCACAGGTAATGTTGGAATAGCAACAACAGGTGCGAGTAGTAATAATGATCTTCAAATTGGAAGTGATCCTCAAGACGGATTTAGTAAGGGAGTTGGTATAGGTTCTGATGGAAATATATATGCTTCGGGGATTATTACCGCCACAACATTTAGAGGAACATTAGTTGGTACTGTTGCTACAGTAAAGAGTGTTCAAGGAAACTTTAGTGATCATGTATCAGTTGGTGATACCGTATCAATAGGTGGTACAGTTGGACTAGGATCACATGTATCTTTTGGAGATAACTCGAGAGCGATTTTTGGAATTTCCACATCTTTAATAATTACATCATCTCGAGTTAATCCAACATTGCCTGGTGGAAATTTTATTATTAATGATACTGGAACTGGTAATTTAGTTATTGGTGGTAGCGTAATTGAATTTAAAAATTCAGAACTTAGTCAAACACAAGCAGAATTTTTTGAAGGTCAGCAAGTAAATTTATATCATGCGAATCAGAAAAAATTTGAGACAACTAGTTCGGGTGTTAATATTACTGGAATCACAACTACTGATGATTTAAGGGTTACTGGTGTTACCACGCTTGGAGTCACAACTACGAGTACTGGAAGTAATTTTGGTTTTGGTAATCATGCACTATTTAAAGATGAAAAGTTTTTATTTATGGGTGATGATAATGCACTCGTAATTGGACATCATGCTGGACCTGGTCATTCACAAATTAAACATGATAGTGATGCTCAAGACCTTGTTTTAGCTTCTGATAGAATTAGATTTGTAAGTCGAGCAGAAAATAAATTGTTAGCAGCATTTTATGATGGAAGTCGTGCTTTTCTCAATTTTGATGGAAATGAAAAATTTTCTACATCTGGGGTCGGTGTTACAATTACTGGAGAAGCGGATGTTAATGGCGATTTAAATGTATCTGGTGTATCAACCTTCACAGGTGCGATTGATGCAAATGGAGATTTAGATGTTTCTGGTATTGTCGGTATTGGTAGCAATTTAAATGTTACTGGTGTATCTACATTTGCTGGAGTAGTAACAGTAAATCTTGGTATTCAACCTGATGTTAATCAGGGTGCTTATCTAGGAGCTCCAGGTAGTGCTTGGTCTTCTGCAACTATTGGAGAAGTTAAAATTGCTAGTGGTAGTAATAATGGTGAAATTGATACTACCGCAGGTAATTTAACCCTTGATTCTGCTGGTGGTACTACAATTATTGATGATAATTTAAGTGTTACAGGTGTATCAACCTTTACAGGAAATATAGATGCAAACGGAAATTTAGATGTAAATGGATTACTAGGTATTCAAACAGCATCCCCACAAACTCAACTACATGTTTGGGATAATGCTTCACAGGTTGCGAGATTTCAAAGTAATCAAACTACATCTATAATCTCGTTTGTTGATGAGACTTCTACCATCACACCATATATTGGTGCTAATTCAAATGATTTAATACTAGGATCGGTATCTGGTGGTGAGAGATTGAGAATTACTGGTATTGGAGGTTCACTAGGTATTGGACAAACAAATCCAGAACAAACACTTCATGTGGTTGGAACATCTACGGTTACAAGTAATGCTTTCTTCGGTGGAACCGTAAGTATTCGTGGTAATACAACTATTAATGCTAACTTAGAAGTTAATTCACTCACTGTTCCTTCATTAAACGCTCATATCATAGGAAATAATGCTAAAATACATAGCACTAGCGGAATTTCAACTGTTGCTGCATTTAAAGCAACTGGAATAAGCACATTTTTTGATAGTGTAACTATAACCGATGGTAATACTTTCCAAGTAAATGATGGATCTAAAAGATTCTTTATATCAGGTTTAGGAGCAGTTGGAATTAGAACCTCTATTGGAGAAGATGATGTTACAATCGCTGGTGATACCTTATTTAAAACTTCAGTTTCAGTAGGAAATACTGCTCGATGTGCGGTTGATTTCTCTGAGGTTGTAAATGTTGTATATAATGATGGAACAGATAGAGCTAAAGCAGCATATATGCTTCCACCCATAGTTACCACAGCTCAGAGAAATGCTTTAGTAGATGGTCGATTACCTGGACCAGTATCTCCAATTAACGGTGCTATAGTCTTTAACTCAGATGCGGGTAGGTTAGAAATTCGTCAGGGTAATAATTGGTACGGTATTGGCACAGTAGCATAGTCGAGATTTAAAAACTTATACATACCTTTGTATGGTTTGTACGAGAAACTTTAACAATTTTTAAAGAAAACCTCTTGACAAAGGGGTTTTTTTGTCTTAAAATATAAGAGTATAATTCACACGGTCAACTAAGTCCGAGGATTCAATGACAAAATTCAGATCATTTTTTGAGGAAGCACTAAGACTTCCATATAAATCCAATTCTCAAGATAACCCTTTACATGAACTACAGGTACAGGCTCTTTTGATTAAGTATGGATTTGAGTACGAGTACCAACCAAATGGATTACAACAGAGTCCAGATTTTAGAGTAACACTTGATGATGGTAGAACTGTAGATATTGAATGTAAGTCATCTAAACAAACATTCCCAACTTATAATGGTGGTTTGCCTAAGAAAGGAGTAGTTTACATTTTCAGTAGTAAGAAGTATAATGAAACTACAATCTTTTTTGCCGAAGATGTTGTGTTTGATGATACAAGACAATGGTTAGAGGAGACTATTGATGCTCTTCAAGAGACACTAGATCAAAGACGTAAAGTCAAACCAGAAGATCCTAGAGGACTTGATTTTTACATTCGTAATATGTTTGTACAGAATGGTACTGGTAAAAAAGATTATTTTAAACATGAACAGAGAGAACTTTGTGAACAAAGAGTACTCAATTATAACTGGTAATTGTCAAAATGTTCTCTCCACTTATGGAGAGAATATTTTTCATTCTTGTATAACTGATCCACCATACGGTATGGGTATGGATGAGTGGGATCATTCTGTACCAACTGTTGAGATATGGCAAGAAGTCTATCGTACACTCAGACCTGGTGCTTTTTGTTTATCATTTTGTAGTCCAGAGTTGTATCATAGGATGGCAGTAAATGTTGAAGACGCTGGTTTTGTAATTAAAGATCAAATCATGTGGATGACAACGACAAAGATGCCGAAACATAATCGATTGAAACCCGCACATGAACCCATAGTTGTAGCACAAAAACCCTACGAGAAATCATTAAAATATAACTACGAGAAATGGGGGTGTGGTTTAATTGATACTGATAATACTAGAATCCCTTGGGATAAAGAACCACCAAAGGGATGGGTCAAGAGTGGTGCGAAACGTAGAACATTTGGTCGAGAAGGAAAGACTACAGGCACTCAGGAAGAATTTGGAACTGTTGATGCCAATCCAAATGGTAGATACCCAAGTAATATAATTGGGGAAGTGAACAGTAGTGAGCAGAAATATTTTTATGCTCCAAGAGCAACAAGAAAAGAAAAGGGATTAAACAATAATCATCCAACTGTCAAACCAGTTAGTTTGATGTCATACTTAGTTCGTGTCTATTCTCCTATGGGTGGACAGGTGTTAGATCCATTTTGTGGATCAGGAACTACTGGTGTCGCATCAATACAGGAGGATCGAAATTTTGTTGGTATTGATCTCAGTTTAGACTATACAAAAATCGCACAAGAGAGGTGTTCAGTTGAGAAACTGTCACACGAGGAGTCAAATCCTCTTGAATTATTACTATAATATGTACATATAGAGTTAATTTCATGCAACTAAGACCACATCAAAAAGAAGCACTTGCCAAGATGAAACTACGCAAGAAAGGACAAGTGATTGTTCCTACTGGTGGTGGTAAAACTATGTGTATGATTGAAGATGCCAAGAGGAGATTCTCTCAGGATAGTTTACCAAAGACTATTGTTATAGTAGCACCTCGCATCTTGCTTGCGAATCAATTATCAGCAGAGTTCTTAGAGCATATTACTGATGTCGATGTCATTCATGTTCATAGTGGAGAGACACGTCACAAGAGTACAACTAAGACAGATCAACTTGAGTATTGGTATCACAATAGCACAGAGAACTTACTTATATTCACTACATATCATTCATTATCTAGAATATCAGAATCACTTGATATTGAAGTTGATACAATATATTTTGATGAAGCACATAACTCAGTACAGAAAAACTTTTACTCTGCTACTGAACACTTCTCATTCAATGCTCATCGTTGTTACTTCTTTACAGCGACACCAAAGCACAGTAGCACACCAAGCAAGGCGGGCATGAATTGGACAAAAACTTATGGTAAGGTAATATGTCAGATACCCGCACCACGACTTGTTAATCAAGGTTACATCCTACCACCAAAGGTAGAGGTTTATAAGACTAGAATACTTGAGAAAGATGAGTTGGTTGCTGACAGAGACTCTGAGCAAATGATTGATGCTCTTGATAATCTTAAGAAGAACAAAGTATTAATATGTGCCAAGTCTACAAAACAAATTGTTAACTTAGTTTCTCATACAAAGTTTGTAAGTGAGTTAGCATGGAGAGGTTATTCATACATGTTGATTACTTCAAAGACAGGTGCTATAATAGATGGAGAAAAGGTCACAAGAGAAGAGTTCTTTGATGTACTCAACGCATGGGGTCAAGACCCTGACAAAAGATTTGTTGTATTACATCACAGTATTCTATCTGAAGGCATGAATGTAAAAGGTCTTGAAGCAGTATTGTTTATGAGGTCTATGGATTACATAGGTATTAGTCAAACTATTGGTCGTGTCATCCGTAAAGGAGCAAAGGACAAAGTATTTGGTCTTGTATGTATTCCAGTTTATTCTAAGGTTGGTATCTCAACCGCCACAAAGGTGGAGTCAGTTGTTGATACTATTTTCAACAAAGGCGAAGCAGCAACTACAGTAATTACACGATGAGTTCTATAGTATTAGTCACAGGTGGATTTGACCCCATACACACAGGTCATATCGCATACTTCAAAAACGCAAAAGAGTTATATCCACACGCACCATTATGTGTCGGATTAAATTCTGATGAGTGGTTAATTCGTAAAAAAGGAAAATATTTTTTACCAAT